TCCGGCCATCGTTGAATTGTTATCACAAACGAATGAGATACTTCTTGATATGTTGTTCAAAGAAGGCAACCTGGCTACCGGAGAACGAACGACTATCAAGACCGGGCTTCCTACCGTTGCATGGAGATTGCTTAACAATGGCGTCCAGCCGTCAAAAAGCCGCACCGCTCAAATTGACGAATCCTGCGGTATGCTGGAAGCCTGGTCAGAAGTTGATAAGAAACTCGCTGATCTGAATGGCAACACCGCAGCGTTCAGATTGAGCGAAGCAATGGCCTTCTTGGAAGCGATGAATCAGGAAATGGCCAGCACGTTGTTCTACGGCAATAGTTCAACGAACCCGGAAGAATTCAATGGTCTTTCCGTGCGGTATTCTTCTTTGTCTGCAGCAAACGCCCAGAACATCGTATCTGCCGGCGGGAGCGGTTCGGACAATTCTTCAATTTGGTTGCTTGTCTGGGGCGCGCAGAGTCTTTTTGGGGTATTCCCGAAGGGCTCAAAGGCTGGGCTTTCTCATTATGACCATGGCGAGGTCACAATCGAGACCACGGCAGGAATCGCAGGAACGCGTATGCGCGGGTATCAGGACCAATGGACTTGGGATTGCGGTATTGTCCTCAAAGACTGGCGATATGCTGTTCGTATCCCGAACATTGATATCAGCAATCTAACGGGAGAATCTTCTGCCGCTGATCTCCGGAAACTTATGGTTAAGGCCATGCACAGGATTCCGAATATCCGGTTCGGTAGAGCGGCGTTCTACGTTAACAGAACGGTTGCGGAGTTCTTGGACATCCAGGCAATCGAAGCTGTATCTGCCGGTGGCGGGACTACCCCGAGCAATGTTGATGGCCAAATGATTCAGCGGTTCCGTGGGATTCCGTTACGGACTTGCGATGCATTGCTCGAAACCGAAGCGGCTGTATCATAAAATTAAAGACAGATAAAAAGGAGAGATAAAATGTTAGTTGATGCTCAGAATTTATTTTCAGACGAACAAGCCATTACCGCCGCAGCCGCTTCCGAGAACATCATTAATCTCGGGGAAGCTCGGGATATTGGCACAGGTGAAAATCTTTACGTTGTCTTGGTCGTTGATACGACACTTGACGATTCCGGGGACGATTCAACCGTTGCTGTAACGCTTCAAACGGACGACAACGAATCGTTCGCGTCCGCAGTTGACAGACAGACTTTGTTCACTATCGCGGCTACGGCTGCGGCAGGGACAAAGTATATTGCCAGGATTCAGCCGGACGCCTGCAACGAGCAGTATGCCAGGTTGTATTACACCCCGGCAAATGGCAACCTTAGCGCCGGTGCAGTTACGGCGTTCATAACCCATGATATTGACAAATACGTGGCTTATGCGGACAACATCACTATTTCTTAACAATTAAACTACGGGGGCGGGAAACCGCCCCCATCTTTTAGGAGGAGACATGATAAGAGTACGCGCATTAGGAGACCCGGAAAAAGTTGTGGGGTATCATAATCACAGGCGGATTAAAGGTGAAGAAGTCTTCGATATTAACAACGAAAAGGAGTTCTCTTCTAACTGGATGGAAAAAATTGATTCGTCTGTAAAACCAACCGTTGGGACAAAAACGACCATCAAGAGAGGGAAGAAAATTGACGCCAAAGACGATTCTTTTGAAACCGGTAGCGCTGTCCCAGCGCAAGAAGATGAGGATGTTCTTTAATGTCAACTCCTAACACCGAAACCTGCAACCTTGCACTCGGGCATCTTGGCGTCAGCCAGACAATCTCTGATGTTAATACAGAGAGGTCCCCATCGGCGTTGGTATGCAGAAGGTTTTGGGATATGGCCTTTAAAGAGGCGTTGCGGGATTTCCCCTGGTCGTTCGCGAATAAAATTGCCGCGCTTGGATTGATTGAAGAAGACCCTAACGAAGAATGGTCGTTTTCATATCAATACCCTCCGGACTGTATGTCGGCACTAAAGATTCAAAGCGGTATTCGTAACGATTCAAGAGATACTCGCGTCCCGTATAAAATTTCAACTGGCGATTCTGGTCTGGTAATTTATACAGACAAAGAAGATGCCATTCTTGAATATACCAAAGAAATAACAAACTACGGGATTTTGCCTCAAGATTTTCAGGCGGCGTTGTCACTTCTATTGGCTTTTTATATCGCGCCTAGTGTTACCGGCGGGGACCCGTTCCAGCTTGGGACAAGAGCATATAAAGCATATCTTTTGTCGATAGCAAAAGCACAAGTAAATTCTTATAATGAACAGCAGGAAGAAGAACAACCTGAAAGCGAATTTATAAGGAGCCGTGAATAATGAAACTCGTAAACATGAAGTTAAGTAAAGAGAAAAAAAAGGAAATGGTTGAGCCAACCATGATGGACGGGCCGGAATATCCGTGGGGTCTTAAAATTAGTCTTGAGACAGAAGCCATTGAAAAACTCGGGATGGACAAGCTTCCCGTCGTGGAAACGGTTGTTGACGTGGTTGCAAAAGCGAAAGTGGTTGAGGTGAGGACAAGCGACGCAGAGAATGGCAGGGAAAACAGAAATATTGAACTTCAAATTACGGATTTATCTGTTGAGCCAACAAAACCAGATAAAGATTATGCAAAGGAACTTTACGGCCAAAAATGACCGCAATAAGTCAAAGAGCCTTTTCCGGTGGTGAAATAACTCCGTCTTTATACGCCAGGACAGATGTTGAAAAATATGTTTCGGCGTTAAGGACTTGCCGGAACTTTATGGTTATGCGTCACGGCGGTGCAACCAACCGCCCGGGGACAACTTTTATTAATGAGGTTAAAGATTCCACAAAAAAAGTTAGGCTAATTCCTTTTATATTCAACTCAGAGCAAACGTATGTTCTTGAATTTGGTGAGCAGTATATTCGAGTATACAGGAATGGCGCAATTGTAACGGTAAGCGGCGTATCAGCATGGCAAGATTCGCACGGATATGTCGTTGGAGATTTAGCTTCATATTCCGGTACGAATTATTATTGTATCCAATCGCACACGTCTGTTTTGGCTACGAATAGGCCGGGGACCGGAACGAGTTGGCAGGATTATTGGTATGCCTTAACCGGGGATATTTACGAAATACCGACGGATTACCTTGAAGATGACTTGGCGACATTAAATTATGACCAGTCTGCCGACGTTGTGACAATAACTCACCCAAGTTATCCTACGGCAGAACTCGCGAGAACCGGACATACAGCGTGGACATTAACGGATATTTCTTTTATCCCAGGAATATCTGCCCCGGCTAATTTAGCGGTTTCTGGGTCATCTGGGACAGCCGATCAATGGGTAGTAACAAGCATCGACGAGGAAAGTTTTGAAGAATCATTACCTACATCACCGGTGGGGTCTGATACCGTTGCCAGCTCTGGTTCTCCGAGGACATTGAGTTGGGATGCCGTATCTGGTGCCGGGGAATACAATGTATATAAATTGTATAATGGTGTTTATGGATTTATTGGGATAGCCGGATCAAATTCTTTTATTGACGACGGAATTGACCCAGATACAAGCGAAGCACCGCCGACGGAGAGGAACCCATTTGACGGGGCAGACAATTATCCGTCTACAAGCACTTATCATCAACAAAGGCATTGTTACGGGAACACAAACAACAAACCCGAAAATGTTGAATGTAGCCGGTCTGGGGCATATAAAAATTTCACGCGAAGATCACCATTGCAGGATGACGACGCAGTTTCATTCACTTTGGCGAGTAACCAGGTCAACGCGATAAAGCATCTTAGAACGATTGGGAAACTTATTGCGTTTACATCCGGCGGTGAATGGGTAATTAAGGGGGACGAGTCGGGGATTATAAAAGCCGGGGCAATAAACGCCGAACAAATTTCATATCACGGAAGCGGAGATTTACCGCCGCTTATTATTGGATCAAGCGCTTTATATGTTCAGGCAAGGGGTTCTTTGGTAAGGGATTTTATAAGTGATGCGGTAGATGGATATGTGAGCGACGATCTTACTATCTACTCTGCGCACCTTTTTGATGCGTATACGATTGTTGATTGGGCGTATCAGCAGATACCACACTCTATTGTTTGGGCGGTGAGAAGCGATGGGGTTCTCTTGGGCTTTACGTATATTAGGAAACAACAAATGTATGCGTGGCATCGGCACGACACCGATGGATTATTTGAGAATTGCTGCACGGTTCCGGAAGGCAATGAGGATTTTCTTTATTTGGTTGTTAATAGGACAATTGACGGAAACAGCGTCCGATACGTTGAGCGAATGAATACGAGAAGGATTGGTGATATTGAAGATTTGATTATTATGGATTGTGCATTGTCTTACGACGGGAGAAACACCGGGGCAACAACAATGACACTATCTGGGGGGACAGATTGGACGTATGAAGAAACCTTAACACTAACTGCAAGCGTCGCTTTTTTTGTTGTTGGTGATGTCGGTAATGAAATTCATATTACTGGTACAGACGGGACCATTATTCGGGCCTCGATAACTGCATATACCAGCGACACAGTTGTTTCAGTCAAGCCAAATAAAACCGTTCCAGAAGCAATGCGAGATACGGCGTTTACAACCTGGGGAAAAGCGGTTGATACAATAAGTGGACTAAGCCATCTTGAGGGAAAAGACATTGCCGTGTTTGCAGACGGGTTCGTTGAAGCAAGCCCGAATAATTCTTCTTATGACACTATAACCGTTAATAGTGGTGTGGCGAATCTTTCTAAATGTTATGTTGTTATACACGCAGGATTGCCAATTACTTCTGATATTGAAACTTTGGATATAGATACGGTAGACGGGGAAACATTGGCAGACAAGAAAAAACTTATCAATAAATTGAATACTTTTGTTGAAGAAACGCGCGGGCTTTTTGCCGGCAGTCAAGTTCCATCTAACGATGACGATGATCCCCTCGAGGGTCTTTATGAGATCAAAGCAAGAAATAGCGAGGGATATGACGACCCGGTTAGTCTAAAGACAGAGGTTTTAGAAATCAGTCTTGAGGCTGGATGGAACTCAAACGGAAGAGTTTTTATCCGGCAAGTTGATCCTCTCCCGGCGACAATATTATCAATTGTTCCGGCTGGGTATATACCATTTCGGAGGTAATATGTCAGAGGGCATTTTATTAGCTGCGTCTGCTTCTAAAATATTAAGTGGCCTTTCTGGTACTTATTCAAAATATGAGGCAAATAAATTAGAAGCGAAATATACTTCTAGCCAGTTGCAGTTTAATTCTAAGTTAGCTGATTTCCAGGCAAAAGACGCAGAACGCAGAGGAGTTGAAGAAGCCAATGCTTATCGAGTAAAAGTTAAGCAGCTTATCGGAAGTCAACGCGCGGCAATGGCCGCCCAAGGTATAGAAATTAATGCCGATTCAGCACTTGAGATCCAGGAAGAAACTGCGGCTTTGGGTGAGCAAGATGCCATGACAATAAAAAACAATGCTTTTCTTGAGGCAACGGGATACAGGATTCAAGCACTTGATTATAGAAGCCAGTCAAGGTATGCAGAAATTTCTGGGAAGGCAAGGGCAAGGAATACGTTGTTGACAGGGGGAATGTCTGCTATTGATGAAATCTTTAAAGTGGGGGCACAGTTAAAGTAATGCCAACCGTACCGAGAATAACAGAGAACAGGGTTCTTAACCAACCAGTGCTCGGTGTCCGCGTAAGCGCGAATACAGATAATGAGGCGTTTGGATATGGCGAGTCTGCACAAAGAAGCACGAAGGCAAGCCAACAGGCTGCATCAACTTTACAAAATATAGCTTTAGTTGAAAAGGAAAAAGCGGACAAGGTTAAAGTGCGTGACGCTACGGCAAAGATGGCTGAATTTGAAAATGAGTTTTTATATAATCCACAGACGGGGGCCGTTAATAAACGCGGTGAGAACGCCTTTTCTCTTCAAAACGATTTCAATGAAGCATACCAAAAGAAGGTTGAGGAGATCAATAAGTCTCTATCAAATAGAATACAGAGGATGGCATTTTCCGGGGTAGCTCAAGAATATCGCGTTAATATGGAGAGAACGGTAAACAGGCACATCGCCGGAGAGCGGCTTGAATATGATATGTCCGTTACCGATTCAGTTATTAGAAACGAATCTAATGTTGCGATGAACTCTTTTCAAGATCCCAGAAGGGTTGCTCTTGCATTTGAGAGGATTGATGCGGCGATAGATTCATTCGCCGAAGCTAATGGTATGCCGAAAGAATGGACGGAAGCTAAAAAATTTGACGATAAAAGCCGTGTTCATATTGGGGGGGTTGAGAATCTTCTTACGAGGAACACAAAGGCTGCGATGGAATATTTCATGGCCAACAAGGAAGAGATTAATCAGGGCAACCTTAACGAAGCAGACCTCAAAAAGAAGATTGACGCTTATCAGAAGATAAATGTATATAAAATAGAGGACGGGATATACGACAAAATGATCGCTGGAACGGCGACGGTTGATGATGTCTTGAGCGTTAGCTCCCCGATTGAAGAGGGGGGGATCGGAAGCAAGCGTGCCAAACAATTAATTGACAAGTTAAAGGCTCAACAGAAAAGTGATCTTAAAACGGCTTTATCTCTTATTTCCGGAGAGGTATCGGAAGAAGAGGCAGTAAAGTATATTGATCTTGTTGACAAAATTTTAAGCAGGGATTCGGATAATTTCAACGCAAAGAAGATGCTTGTTGATGCTATGGCCGATGGGATGGTAGATAAGGGCGAGGCACAAAACATTAACAATATAAAGCAACGGTTAGAAGATATAAATTTCAACAATTCTTCTGGTATATTCGTGGATATTTTTAAATGGTTCAAAAAGGTAAGAAAAGATGATAACCTAAGCAATGAAAGAATAATGTCTGAAATTAAGTTTCTGTTGAGGTCTTTTTCTGCGGGTGGGCAGGATCCCGAAACATTTAGGGAGATGGCATCTGAAAGGCTTAAAGGGATACAGCAAGAGAAGGATCCTAGGATTGGCGGTTATTACGAAGGGCAAGAAGTTGTTGGGAAAAACAATCAGGTTTATGTAGTTAAATTCGTTGACGGAAAGCCAACATTTATACCTAAATAATGGAAAAAGAAGCCCTTACATTAGATCAATTTGAATCTTTGACGCCGCAAGGACAGCCGAAAGCCTTGTCTATCGACGAATTTGAAGCATTGATGCCTAGAATTGAGCAGAAAGCTAAGTCTAGGGGGTTTTTAGATACGGTTAAGTATTTCCTTGGGGAAGGAATTTTAAAACCTTTGGCAAGGGGGACAGAGGCTATCCCTGGACGATTTGAAGAAGTTAAGCAGATGAATATTTCTAAACGGCAAGATATGATAAAAAAAATGTTGGCTGATGAAGGAGCTGTTTTCGGGGCAGATATAAGCAAAAGAACGCCAGAACAAGCGCAGAAAATAGCAGAATTGAATAAGATTGTTGACAATTTCGATAAAATCATTGAGACAAGTAAAAGGATGCAAGGGCATTGGGATGAACTTTCTAAAAGCGGGATAGAGGCCCCTAGTGAAGAATTTTTAATGTCTTCTCCTAATCCGCTTGATAAAAATTTTTCATTTACTCGGTTAGCCGCATTGGGCGCAGAGAGTTTCCCTATGTTGGCAATGGGTGCGGCAATTTCTGGAATAACCAAAAGCCCTTCTACTGGGGCAATGTTTATAAGTATGTTTGACGCAGCAGAAGAATATAATATTGCGAGAGAAAAAGGGTTGTCAGAGGAAGAGCTTAATTTGGTATTCGCTTCTGACTTATTGGTGCTGACTGCACTTGAAACTGTCCCGCTTACGACTTTTATGAAAGGTGGGAAAATTCCGTTGCAGATGTTTAAAGTTGGGTTGCAAGAAGGAGGCGAAGAAGTTTTGCAGAATATCTGGAAAAACTCTGTTGCTGCGATAGGATATGACGAAACCAGAAAAGTCACAGAAGGATTAATTGAGTCTTTTCTAGCAGGGTTCATAAGTGGTGGGGTTTTAGGGACGTTCTCTCCTCCCCCTGAGGTACAGAAAAAGCTTGAAGTTCTCGAAGAAAAAGGGGTTGATACAGATAAAATGATTGATACCGTGGGCCGGCAAGTCATAGATAACGCGGAAAAAATTGTTGATAATTTTTCAGAAAAAGTCGGCCCGGAATCCGTACAATTACCGGAAGAGGAGGTGTCTCAAAATGGTAATCAAGAAAACGTCGAAGGGGTACCAGGTCAAGAGCAAGTCAGGGAAGAACCTGTCAAAGCCAACATTGTCGAAGAAGGCGGCAGTCAAACGGCTGAAACAGGTGGAATACTTCAAGCACAAGAACAAGTAGCCACGGAAGAATGGGATGAGGTTGAAGTTGCGTTCGATAAAAGTTCTAAAGGCGAAAAACTCACTCTAAATGAAAAACAGGCCATGGCTGAAATTGAGGTTGAATATGAGAAAGAGAGAAAAGGCGCCGTTGATGAAATAAGGCGGGCAATTGAAAAAAAGATAGCTTTTGAAAGTGGAGAGGAATTTGCTCTTATCCCCAGAAAATTGTTTGCTAAAAAAGGAAGCGGAGTTGCATTAGATTCATTGGCGACAGAATTAGAGGCGTCTTTAGTGTTCTTGGGATATGAAGCAAATTCTGATGGCCTCAGAGAATTTATTTACAATGAAATAGGGACTCAGGGGGAGAAGGGGATATTAGAAGCTCCGCGCAGGAAGTCAGCAAAAAAGACTTTATCTGAAATTAATAAATTGGTTAAAGAACGCGACGCCGGCATTGCAAGGATTATTAGGATTGTTGAAAAAAGACTTGGTAAGCCATTAACGGTAAGTGGGGCTGAATTTTATAAATCGCTTTCTCACGAGAAAAGAAATATTGAAATATCAGAAGAAGAGGCGTTAAAGATAAAGCTACGGGCCATGCAAAAAGCGTCAAAGCAAGGTGAAAAGGCTGGGGTTAAAAAAGAGAGAAATCGCCTTTATGAGATCATAAAAAACAAAAAGGTCAGGGAAGAAGAGTTTAATGCTGTGAAAAAGATGTTTGATTTTATAGATAAAGTAGCCACGTCTGGAATCCCTCTTGAATATGCGGATGCTATTAATGAAATAAAAGAATCAATCGGGTTCTATCGAGAAGGAAAGAAGCGGGTTACGTCAGCAAGAAATATTCTTTCTCGTGGGAAAGCGGCGGCATTAGACCCGGAAATTTCTAACGATGTTTCTGAGTTAGAAAAAATTAACGCCGCAGATATGGACGTAAATGATTTAATTGAGGTTTATGACGTTATTCAGCAAATTTATCATTCTGGGTTACACCAAAACAAATTTATGATTGCGAATAAGATGGCAAACTTTCTTGAGACGGTTAAGGCAGGAGTTGGTAATATTGTTAAATTCGGAAAAAACCTAGACAATATATCAACAATAGAGTCGCCGCCTAAAGGACATGGGAAATGGAGCAAAGAGCTTTTGCAGAAATATTTTGCTGAACATCGCCGGCCAGAAGCCATGCTTGAGGAATTTGATGGATTTAAAGAAGGCGAAAATTACAACACAATGTTTGTTCCGCTGAATGAAGCATCCCTTGAAAAGGAACGCGGGTTAGATAAGGCGAAAGAACGGCTTTCTATAATCTTATCAGAGATTGATATTTTTAATCTTTTACACAAAAAAGAAAAAGTTGCCGGGATAGAAAGAAAATTGTCTAGGGACGAAATGGTTTTTATTTATGCGAACACACTTAATCCCCAGAACATGGCGCATTTAAAAGGAAGCGGGATATCGGAAGAAATGATAGCTGATGTTACAAACAAATTAACAGAGAACGAGAAAAAAGTTGTTAATAATATTGTTCAATATTTTAGTGAATTATATGATTCAATTGACGCTGTTTATTCAAAATTAAAAGGTAAGCATCTGCCGAGGGTTGAAGGAGTTTATTTTCCAATACAGAATCTTGCTAATGTTGGCGACATAGAACAGATTGAACTTCAAATAACAGGATTTAATGAGTTTATGCGAACGGGGGTGGCGAAGGGGTTTACTGAGGCGAGAGACATTAAGTCCGATAAGGCATTTAAGCAGTTTTCTTTTATGAACACTGTTTTCAGGCATATTAACCAGGTTGAGCATTATAAGGCGTTTGCTTTGCCATTAAGAGACGCAAGCAAATATTTTAAGCATCCTTCAATAAAGGCTGCTATCGTAGACAATTATGGGGCGCCAACGTATGATGTTCTTAACAGTTGGCTTGAGAATATCGCTAGGGGTCGGGATGCACATTTAGGAAGTTTTTGGGATGATGTTGTTTTGGCGTTAAGGACAAACTATGTGGTTTCTGTTTTAGGAGGGAACCTGTCTACGGTAATAAAACAACCGGTGTCTTTTACTCAGGGGATGGGGTACATCGGAAAAAGAGCGGCATTGAATGGGTTAGCTGAATTTATATCAGACCCGGAGAAGGCAACAAAATTCTGTAAAGAAAAATCAACGCAAATGAAGCATCGTGCGTTTGCTCAAGAAAGAGAACTGCAAGATATCGCCCGCGGGCGGTCGGTTGAAACCATTTTTAAACAGAACCCGAGATTGTTAGATTATTTTAAAAATCCTGGGAAGCTCATATTATTAAAACAATTCATAAAAGAAGGGTCGATGAAACCTATTCTTTGGGCTGACGAAGTTACCGTGACTGCATTATGGCTAGGTGAATATCGTAAGCAAATGAATGTTCCCGGCATGTCTGAACAGACCGCTATTGCTGCGGCAGATAAAGCCATTAGAAGAACGCAACCCCAATCTGGGACTGTTCATCTTCCGGCAGTTTTTCAATCTGATCCGGTAAGGAAACTGTTTACTCTTTTCAAGAATCAGCCAAACCAGGATTTTAATTTAATTTATGATGCGATTGCAAAATACGGTAAAAACAAAAAGAATTTTAAAGCAACCGCTGAATTAGCCGACAAGTTAATGATATATTGGATTTTGAGTAGTTTTATTTATGGGATGGCGACCAGAAAGCGCATGCCGGAAGATAAAAAAGAGATCGCTTTAGACTTAGCGCAGGGATTGATTGGCGGGATGGTTGGGATATCAAATATATACGACAAGGTTGTTTATCCGTGGGGGTCTGATAATATGTTAGGTGCGCTCTATGATGATGCGGCCAGGATAATAAACACAAAAGATGTTGAGAAAAAATTAATGTATGGGATTGATTTAGTAGGGACAGTAAGCGGGGTTCCGGCGTATTCCCCTATAAAAAGATTGTTCACCAGAGAAAGTTTAAAGACAAAATTGTTTGGTGGGGAAAGAAGAAAACGATTAAAACCAGCATCTTTTTGAGGTGAGAAATGTTATCATCTACCACAAATAAAAATGATTATACCGGGAATGGGACTACCGGAACCTATGCGTATTCTTTTAAGATTTTTGACGAAACAGAATTATTGCTTACAATCGCTGATGCTGACGGGGTTGAAACTGAGCTGACGATAACAACTGATTATACCGTAACCGGGGTGGGAGAAACTTCCGGGGGGGATATTGTTCTTGTCGATGATTCTCAAGAATGGATTGATGAGAGCGGGTATTTAGCAGATGGATATAAATTAAATATAAAAAGGCAATTGCCTCTTACTCAATCAGCAGATATTCGGAATCAGGGTGATTTTTACCCAGAGGCGCATGAGAATGTATTTGACCGGCTAGTTATGCTTATTCAGCAAATGCAGGAGCAAATTGACCGTTCTTTCAAGATGCCAATAACCTCTGGCGCTACCCTTGATCTTCCCTCACCGGTTGATGGTAATATCCTAATGTGGGACGGAACGTCTGGGACGATGGTAAATGTTCCTTTTGATGGCGATGCTTTGTTGGTTGCCATTTCAGAGGCAGAAGCTGCACAAGCCGCTGCGGAGGTCGCACAAGGGTTATCAGAGGACGCTAAGGACGCTGCGGTTGTGGCGCAGGGGTTGGCTGAGGATGCTCAATCTGCGGCAGAGGCAGCAAGAGATCAAATTCTTGATTGGGGTGTTATTATTCAGACGGCATACAATAGTACAGTTGCAGCCGGGACTGGGACTGTTGATGCGGTTATACCTTTTGATTCTACTAAGCCACAAAATACAGAAGGATCTGAAGTTCTTACTTGTGCAATTACTCCGACAGATGCTAATAATTATTTAGAGATAGAGGCTCTTGTTAATTTTTCCGTCGAGGCAGGGAAATATGGTGTTATGGCTTTATTCCAAGATACAACAGCAGATGCTTTAGCTGCTACGGCTTTCGCAGGGGCGACTTCTAGTGGCATTGATGGAGTTGTTTTAAAATTTAGAATGTTGGCGGGGACGACAAGCGAAACAACATTTAAAATAAGGGCTGGGTTAAATACAACTGGTACGCTTTATTGGAATCAAACTGGTGCGGGGAATTTTACTCTTGGCGGAATAATGGTTTCTAGTTTAATGATAAGAGAAATTCAAGCCTAACAATGGAGGGAGAAAGATGAGAAAAATTACTTCAATAATGTTGGTCGTGTTGTTGATCTCTGGGATAACATCTATTGCTTCTGCACGATATTTGGCTGTATCAAGAGATTTGGCAGATGCAGATAATGTTGTTTTCTCGGATTATGCACTTACAAGTGGGGTAGCTGTATACAGCGAAACTCTTGATGTCAGGGACAACGGTGGATTTATGGCGTTGCTTGTTACCGAGAATCACTCTGGGGGGACGGGGGATGTTGATATTAGCATTGAATATTCTACCGACAAGGTTAATTTTTATCCTGCTTACACATCAAGTTCCGGGGCCTTAACGGTTGACCCAAATATTGTTACTGGCCTTCAAAATGTAACTCGGTGGATTGATCACACAATAAGGAAGGGAAAGTATGTTCGGTATAAGTTTGACCCGAATGCGGATTCTCAAATAACTGTTGAACAAATTTACCTGAGGGATATGTAATGAATAAATATGTTTTTTTATTTGTTTTATTGTTACTTGCGGTTACGATTTCGGCAGACGCATATTTCTGTGGCTCGAAGTTTGATGATAGCCAATTTATTAACAAAATATTTATGACAGACCCGTTTGGGGATGCTGCTACCCCCATTAACCCCGCATTGCTTTTAGAGGATGGGGATTATTTTTTATTAGAAGATGGCGGCAAATTGCTGCTTGAATAAAAGGAGGAGTTGGATGAAAAGATTGCTCTTGGGGTTGTGGCTGGTATTGTTAATGCCGGGGCTTGTGTTCGCTCAGGTTGACACTAAGATGTCTGATCTGACCGAATTGGCTACTACCCCGGCAGATTCGGATGAATTTTATGTTAATGACGGAGGCACGTCAAAGAAAATTCAATACTCGACTTTGCTAGGAACGAATCTTTTGGCTTATCAAGACATTGCGCCGTCTGCAAATGCACAAACTTTGCTTGGGCAAACCTTTGCTCAAATGCAGGGTTCATTGAGCATTGACGATATTATAACTTTGACAGGAATGGCTGAGGGGTCGGTTAATTTAGGCACCTTTACGGGGACAACGATAAACGATAACATTACCATTAAAGCTGCTTTACAGGCGCTTGAAACGGCCGTTGAGGGTCCTGGTAGCGCAAACATTGAAGATGATATTTACGGTGCCGGATGGAATGGGGACACCGCAAATGGTGCTTCTCAGAACGCATTGTATGATTATTTGATTCAGCTTGACACAGATGCGGATGGAGACATTGATTCTCTTGACGCCGCACTATCAACTTCGTGGCAAACTACTTCCGGGGTAACACATTTACAGACATCTACCGATAGTGTTATAGTCGGGTCCTCTTCTAATATTGGCAAATTGGGTGTTGTGGGGGACACAGATGAAGTTCAGATCGTCGCCCGCGGTAATGCTACTCAAACGAACAATCTTTATGAGGGGCAACAGAGTGATGGAACAAAAGTTTTTCAAGTAACGAATAATGGAGATATAACAATCGGGGATGGGTCTGCTGGTGTGTCTATTAGTCAAAAGGAATCTTCTTCTGCACCGACGGGAGCAGCCGGGTATGGAACTTTTTATACTTTAGATACGGATCCGACCACGCCCGGTTTTGTTGACGATGATAATGTCGCTCATACCTTGCAATATGGAATTAATTGGTCAACAATAGACGAATTGGTTTTAGATGGAATAAATTGGGCAGATCACGAAGGCATTGAATCAATTAACTGGACTTCCATTGACGAAGTTGTTTTGGATGGAATTAATTGGACGTATTATGCTAATGCAAATGGCGTTAATTGGACAACGGTTGATGAAACAAAACTCGATGGAATTAATTGGGATTATTATGCCGCAGGAGGCGAAGGGGTTAATTGGGATGATATAACCGAACTTGATTTAACCGGCATAAATTGGACGTATTACGGTGAAGCCGGGGGGATTAACTGGACGACTATTGATGAATTGGTGCTTGATGGGATTAATTGGGCCGATTACCTAAACATTGATATCAACTGGACTGAGGTTACAGAACTAGTCCTAGACGGAATAAACTGGTCTGAATACGAGAATGTGGCGATTAATTGGTCGGAAGTTACGGAGTTGGTTTTGGATGGTATTAATTGGTCGGATTATGAGAATGAAGACATCAACTGGACGACCATTACAGAAGCAACTCTTGACGGGATAAATTGGGAATCTTATGGCGATGCCGGAATTAATTGGGCAGATATCACCGAAACTGACTTAACTGGAATCAACTGGACTGATTATGATATAACGCACCCTGCGGAAATGGCGGATGCGGACTTTGGGGACTTTACCTGTTCCTCCGGGGATTGCACTCTTGATAGTGCCAGTTCTGCTAATTTTGTGATGTACCTTCGGCCACAGCAAGCCAAGCTCCCGGCTTCCAGTGCGGCGGCGATTAACCCCGCCGGGAATGCGCTTTGGACAATCCTTTTTGACGACGATGACGCAGAGTGCGTTTACTGGCCGGGAACGTGGTTAAGGCCGTTCTCGGGGACGCTTAAGACTAAGCTGGCTTATAAGATGGCTTCGGCAACCAGCGGGACAACAGAATATGAATTGTCTATCGCGTGTGTCAGCGATACGGACAATGACGACGATGCGCCTACTTTTGGTCCTGCGGATAGCTTAACCGCTACTGTCCCTGGCACAGCGGGTCTTCTTGATGTTCTAGCCGACGCTTCCCTCAATGGAGACAGTTGCGCGGTTGACGACATCATATACGTTAAACTCTGTTCGGACGCCGATGACGAGATAAACGACACGGCAACCGGCGACGACGAATTTGTAGGAGGGGTGATATATGCGGAATAAGATCATATTAATTATTTTGATTAGTTTAATTTCAACACCTGTGTGGGCCGGGAACTTCATCAAGTATGACCCAGATACCGGGGTGGTGGTTCAAGCATGGCACAGCGTTGATGCCGTAAATCTCGGGTTAGATAAAGACCCCTACGTTATGCGTATTACGTATGACGAGTACAAAACCATCACCAAGTATAGCGTTGTAAAGGGGAGCGCGTTGACCGAAATGTCAACCGAAGAAAAAGCAGCCCTTGATGCTAAAGAAGCGGCGGAGAAGCAGGCGGCAGAGGAAGCAGAGGCAAAAGTCCCTACTTTAGAGAAACTGTTAACTGTGTTGATTGATAAAGGGTTAATCAAATTGGAGGATGTGCAAAATGCGTCGCCTATTGAAATTAAGTAGTCTTGTCGTATTGGTAATTTTGCTTATCTGTCTCCCCGTCTACGGTGCGGTTGAATTTGTTGGGGGTGCAAATCTCCTTTGGGATGATACGGCGATTATAGATACCTCTAAAAATCAACATTCCATAAGTGTTACGATTATCCCTTATGATGTTGATTATTCCCCCTCGACAACTTGGGGGCAGGTTATCCTATTCACAGGGCGTAACGGGTTAATGTCATTATCATTTGGTGATACCGGGATCCCTAGATTTCGATGGTATATAGGGTCAACTTGGTATGAAGTTGCTGCCTCCGGTGCATGGACAGACGGAGTCCCGGTTACTCTCGTTGGCGTGTGGCAGAGGAACGCAGCCTGCTACCTGTACGTTAATGGGACGCAGTATGCGGGTTCATCTATTGATGGAGCGTTAGCGGGTGGTGGGGGCGTATATTATAACTCGCTTGGCGGATATGGGTTTGGGACTTCATATAGCCAAAACGACTATACATTTAGGGGCACGATTTCAGAGGCGTGTGTATGGAACGATAATGCTGTTTCCGCACAGGACGCAATCAACCTTTCCTCTAAAGTAACCGCTTCCTGCCGGGATATAGATTCTTCTAAACTTTCAGCCTATTGGCCTCTTGACGAGTACCCCGACGGTACAAGCGTAATAGGGCAATATTATGCGTCCCAAGACCCCTCGCATGCAGGGAGCACGTCCGCCAACCTATACGGGTCGGGAGCCACAAGCATAACGGCTAAAGCCGAACCACAAATGACGCATAAATGAGGGGTATATATGAGGAAATGGGGGTAATTATGAGTAGATGGTTTGGATTATTTTTGGTTAGCATCTTTGTTGCGTCCTGCGTAACTGTCATATTAAATACACCGTCGGCAGAAGGGGCCGTGGATAACCTTGATTCTTTCGGCGGATGGGCTGATAAGCAGGCAAGCACGATAACCACAACCAACCGAAACGCTGACGGCTCGGCACACGCCACTTCCGTTACGGCGACAACCTTGACCGATACAACCCAGAATTGGGCGGTTAATTCTCTTGTCGGGTATAACTTACAGCCTAACGTGTCTACCCACATGTATTTCGAAATTGCCAGCAATACTTCGAATACTATCACCGTGGTTGAGTCAGACAGAACTTCGACCAACTATCGGGGGGTTGATGATTATAACTCTGGGACGGATGAGTACAGGGTGCTTAATGACTGGCCTATCGAGAAAATTGACAACCGCTACTGGATTATTGACCCGCAGGACAACGTGTTCCTTCGCCAGGGCATGAACAACTTTTGGGATGGAAGCGGCAACAACGGACAGGGCGTAGACCAACACGGGAACTCCCTTGATTCTGTCCTAGACGCAAAGTACGGGGAAACCGAACCGAATGAAATGTACCGTATTCCTACACTTAAAGAGTTCCATTTTAACTGTTTGGGCGAGTACGCAAACCCTGATTTATACCCCGGGGCGGATGCAGACGTAACTTCTGAATATTACATGCCTTACATTGAACTTATCCGTCCATCAGTTTACTGGCGGCCTGACCATTCTTGGACGTATGCGAGCGACGTGGAAATTCAACCGGGAAGCGTATTCCATGATGTTTTCGACCCCGATTGGGAAACGGCGGTATATGGGTCATTGGATAGTGGGGCGTTTGACG